CTGAACAGATCTGGGCGATGCCGGTGGTCTAGGCCTTCCGATGTGCGATATGCTTCGAGATGCCGGCTGGCCGATTAACCGGTTCAGTTTCGGGGCGAAGGCGAATGACGAGGACCATTTCGTTTCGCGCGGCTCGGAAATCTGGCACTCGATCGGCCAGCGCTTGAGTAAGGGCGAGCTAGTGCTCTTTAACGATCCGACGCTGGTGGCCCAATTAACCAGCCGCAAAACGACCTACGATGCGCGCGGGCGACTGGGAATCGAGAAGAAGGAAGATATGGCGGCGCGCGGAGTCAAGAGTCCGGATCGGGCCGATGCGGTTTGTGGCGCTTTCGCGCACGGCATTCAGACTTTTGCGACCTATGCTAAACGGCTGCGCGACCCATGGGAAAAGTTGGACGAGGCTTATGAGGGGATGGAACGCGAAGGGAAGCGTTACGGGTTGGCCGAAGGCATTAGTCGCCGGGATCTTGAGGATTTGGGGGCATTTACTGGCGACTAATGACTTGATCCAAGAAATGGCTTTCCTGGCGCGAGATCCATGGCGTATAAGAGAGTCCTCTATGAGAAAACTTCTCCTCGCTTCGTTTGCAGCGCTTGGAGCGCTGGCCTCTCTAGCAATGAGTGCTCACGCCTTTGAGACCGCTCAGCCGGTTACGGCAACGGCGATCACTAGCGTGCCCTTCGTGATTTCGAAACCGGGCAACTACTATTTGCCGAACGATCTGCAATGCTCGACCCCCGGCGTTGCGATCTTGATCAATGCTGATGAAGTGATCTTGGATCTCAACGGGCGCAGCTTGATCGCCGAGGGAGTCGAGACTAGCCCTAATGTCGGCATCGGCGTAGCGGTCATCAATCATGAAGACGTGATCATTCAGAACGGTGATATCGATAAGTTCGGCGCCTACGGCGTGATCATTGATGCGAGCGATGGTAAACGCGAGCACAACCAGAAGAACCGCGTACAGCGGATCAACTTCAATGGCGACGAAATTGGCGTATTGACTGTTTCGGGCTCGATCAACGTCGTCGAAGATTGCGACTTTGACGGCTTAGCCGTTGGGATCTACGACGTGGCTACTTTAGGCGGCGATCGATTCCAAAAAGATAACTTCGAGAACATGCAGCGCCGCGAAGCGATGAATATCGGTGTCGGTGTCCTTAGCTCTCCAGGCAAAGGCACGCTAACCGAAGATTGCCTATTTGCCGATTGTCAAGACGCTGGAATAATCGATCAAGGGACTCCCGACAGAATACGGTTCAACTCATTCGTCTCTAACGGCGCGACACATATTGGCGGCTTGAGCCTGGGTTTCGGTGATAATTAGATTATCATTGTTAGTCGTTTCATTAGGGTTGAGCGGGTGTGGACAAAGTCCCGAGCGCAGCACGACGCTCGTTGCACCCACGCCCGCTCCCCAATCGGTCGTGACACAGGAAGCTGGCAGCGCATTACCCGAATCGAGCGATTCGTCGCCGTCTGAAAGTGAAGTGATCGCCACGCCCACGCCTAATGCGAGCATTCCGTCGAGATATCAGGGCTATGTCGAAGCTTATCGCGCAATCCAACAAGTCCCTCCTCCGATGATCGAGAGCCATGGAGGACTGCCTGATCCGAACGCGCTGAGCGCTTATGCGGGCGAAGTGGCGCAGCGTGCTGCTCGGCTTAAAGCCGAGCAAGACGCGCTCAGCCCTGCGCAACAGCAGCAGTTGAAAATGTACCGCAAATCCCTGGAGCAAGGCGAAGAACCTTAGAGTCGCCTCTTGGCTTACTTGGTAATCCAGACCCAGGCTAGGAAAAGCCCACCGGCAAAGCCAATGCCGGTGCCTATGATCCAGTTCAGTAGTTCGGCTTCGTGCAGCATTTAGAGAAAACCGGGTGTCGTAAAGGTTCGTTGCCGGGCTAGTTCGATATAAGCCGGGTTAAGCTCGATCAGAACCGCTTTACGGCCGAGCTCAAGGGCGACCTGGCCAACCGTTCCAGAGCCGGCGAAGGGATCAAGGACGGTGTCGCCGAGGCGCGAACCGGCCAGGATGCACAACTTTGGGATCTCTTCGGGGAACGTGGCAAAATGGGCTTCCGTGTACGGTTGGGTTGCAATCGTCCAGACGGTGCGTTTGTTGCGGCCGTTTGAATTTATCCCCATGCAGGATTCGCCATTAACTGAGCCGACATTTAAACCTTGAGGACTCGGATTTTTACGTTTTGGCTCGCCTTTCCATCGTTCTAGCAAACTTTCTGATGGAGCTTCCCGAATCGCGTTCGCATCATAAAAATAGCGATCCTGCTTCGCTAACAGGAAAATGTATTCATGCGACTTGGTTGGCCGATCAGTCACGCTTTCCGGCATTGGGTTGGGCTTGTGCCAGATGATGTCGCTGCGCAGATACCAGCCATCGGCTTGAAGCGCCATCGCCAGGCGCGCCGGCATCATGCAAAGGTCTTTAGGCTTTAGGCCAGGAGGAACGGACATCGACCCATTGTTGCCAACGTAAATGTGCTTATTATCTATCACCTGATGACTACGGTTTGCCGCATATGTATCCCCCATATTCAGCCACAGCGTGCCGTCGTCGCGCAGCACGCGCCAGACCTCGCGGAACACCTCAACCATGTGGGCGATGTACTCTTGCGGCGTCGACTCAAGGCCAATCGCACCTTCAACGCCATAATCGCGCAACCCCCAGTACGGTGGCGACGTTACGCAACATTGTACGCTCTCCGCTTCCAGCACCGGCAGGATCGCGCGGCAATCGCCGGTCAATATTTGTTCCAGCATGCTTGGCAACGCCAAAAGGGAAAAGAAGGGCTTGTCAAAGTCAAGGTTAAAATGATATTCCGTAGCGCGGAATATGTTCAACGTGGAACACTGAGCCATGTGAAGAGGCTTTATTTTTTCGACCACAGATCCGGAAGACTTATAAGACTTATGAGCAACGGCACGCCTCCCCCGCAGGAACTGAGCTGGGATACGCCGATTAGCGAGCTGATCTCCACCATTTACGATCTGAGCGAGGACCTGCTCACTAACCCGCCGCGGTTGCTGGTGCATATTGACCAGGTGCAGGTTGACTGGCAGAAGAGCGGGCTCGCGGATCCGGCAGCCAGTTCGCTCATCGACATCACCTTGAGCGTTCGGCCGGTGGCGCCAGCCATCATCAAGATTCATCAGCCGCCCGCGCCGGTCCTTGAAGCGCTTAACCCGGCAAGCGCGCCCGCTGGAGCTGATCTGACCTTGGACATGACCGGGACTGGGTTTGACCCTGGAGCAACGGTTAACGTGGGCGCGGCTTACGGCCTGGTCCCATCGAGTGTGAGCGAAACCAGTTTAAGCGTACTGGTCAAAGCCCTGAATATCCTTTTACCCGGAACCCTCGTGGTGAGTGTTCTAAATAGCGACAGGCAACAGAGCAATGATTTAACCCTAACCCTGACTTAGGACCTTCGAGCTCGCGAAGAGGCTTTATATCTTCGACAGCATTATGAGTAACGAACATCATCAAAAGAAAGAGACAGAGGAGCATTGGGAAACCCCAAGACAGGAACGAGCCAGGGAAGCCAAGGAGGAGCGAGCCAGAGAAGCCGAGCAAAAAGAGCAACCTTCCGTTGAACCTTTGGCGATTACCGTTGGCGCGGCGATCCCGCCTGCCACCACCATTGATGCGCTTTTTACCTCCCTCTTTGCCACCCGTAGCGCGGACATCACTGCGGCCGGCACCCCGATCTACAGTTGGGGCAAAGACAACATGATTATCGCCCAATGGCCCTCGATCCAGGTCGCAGCCAGCGGGCCGGCGAACTTCTCGGCGATGTTTTGCCGGTTCGAGGCGCGCAGCGTGATGGGCAGCCAGATTGCGCAGTAAAACATGCCGCAGTCCGTTACAGTTCGGGTTCACAAGACCATCACGTTAGCCCTCACTGATCTGACTACTGTCACCTTGAGCAATGCGGATGGAGCCGAGATCTACGTCAAAAACACTGGGCCGGGGAAGGTGTATATCAGCTTTGACCCAACCAAGCCGGCGAGCACCACGACACCGGCCGACAATGTGTTTCTGGCAACCGGCGACTACATTTATTTTCGGCGTATTCCGCGCAATACGGTTTGCACCATGATGGCCGATACGGCCGCAACGATCGTGACGATGACTCAGAACTGACCTATGGCAATAAACACCACACTGGTTCGGCCGGAATTTAACCGGGGCCTGTACGGAACCATGAACTTGTACCCGGCTAGTACGGCCGGGATCGCGTTGGGCAGCGTGCTAACGATTGGGGGCGATATAACTGCGACAGTGATCACGGTTCTAGGTTACCAGGGGTTCAAGGCCAAAATCACCGGGATGCCGCGTGGCAAAGGTCACAAGATTACGCACAAGGGCGATACGGTGACGGGATGATCGTTGCCCTGATCCAGTGGCTGATCTTGGTCATTATCGTTTGCCTGCTTTATTGGGTCTTAGCGCAATTCGCGCCAGCGCAGATCATGAAAGTGGTGTTGGTGGTTTGCGTGGTAATCATCGTCTTGAGCTTGATCTTTTTGCTGTTGCCCGTGGCCGGCGTGCACCTTGGAGCGCTTAGATGAAACCTGAAGAGATTTCGATTGAAGCCCTGATTAAATGCGCTCGACGCGAACTAGCTTATCGGAAGAGAGTTTATCCACGCCTGGTTGATCAGGAAAGGATGAGCCAGGCAAAAATGGATCACGAACTCAGTTGCATGGAGGGCATTGTGGGGATCCTCGATAAGCTTAACGGGGCCTTACTCTGATGCCTAACGAAAACCAAGAGCTGTTCAAAGAGATTTCCGATGATCTCCGTGACCGGGTCAAATGGGAGGCTAGGCAAATTATCTGGAGTCGCATGCGCGGGCAGGGAGTAGGCCGCAGTAACCGTCCGTGGCCGGGAGCGGCTAACGTACACGTGCCGATCTCTGACACGATCATTACCAAACTCAAGCCTTACTACGTAGTCTGGATCTTCGGGCCGGAACTGTTGGCCAGCTTCTACAGCCTCGATGACCAGGGCGACAGCTACACTGACTCAGTGGCCCAGTGGTTTGATTACAAGGTCAGGGAACGTTCCAACTTCACCGTAGCGTCCATTTGCGGGATCGACAGTTGTCTGCAGAACGGGCTTGGGATACTCAAGACCTACTGGGACGACGCAGCTGAACGCCTAGCTTTCGCCAGCATTCATCCTTATTTCATCATCATGCCGACCTCCGCCAGTAACGATCTGGGCGAGGTGGACCGAGTAGTGCACGTGATGCAGTACAGTCGCGCACAGTACGAGCGTGACGCAGCGGCAAAGGGGTTTAATACCGACGAGACTTACATTGAGTCGATCGTCGGAGAGGGCAAGCCGGATAAGAAATACGAGCAGTACCGGTACACGGCTGAGGGGTTATCCTATTCGCGCCTGAAAGAGATGATCATTCTCTGGGAGGTGTATCTGCGCGGGAGTGATGACCAGCTCACCGTAAAGACCTTTTCTCCGTTGCAACCGGACGAGCCTGCGCGGGACGATTTCAGATTTCCTTACGAGCACAAGCAGGTGCCCTTGAGCCTGCTACCGTATGAACTGACCGATGGCGGTTACTACTCGAGCCGCGGAGTTTGCGAGCAGGTGCAGATGTACGAGGCGAGCGCCTGCAAGATGTGGAACGAGAAACTCGATTTCATGTCGATCGCTAATCGACCGGTCTTGAGCACACAGGGCGGCTCGATCAATCCGCAAAACATTACTTGGGAACCAGGAGCGGTTTACGATTCGGCTTTGACCCTGATCCAGCAACCGACACCACCGATCAGTTTCGATGAGGAAATCAACTCGAATCGCAGCATGGCTGAACAACGGGTGGGGATACCTGACTTTGGCGTGGGCGGCTCGGATCAACCGCAAGGCAACAAAACGGCGACGGAAACCAACGTCATCACCAACGTGATGCAGCAGAATAACGATCTGCGGGCCCGAATCTTGAAAGGGTCGATGACCCGGATCTTTGAACAGGCTTGGAGTTTGCTCAAACAATATGACCGGGCGAGCTTGGATTACTTTTGGCGCAAGCAGCGGATCAGCCTTCCTGATGCGGCGTTCGATAACAAGTACGTGCTCAAGCCTAACGGAAGCGTGGACGGGTACAGCCGAGAACGCGATATCCAGAAACTGATGCAACTGCGTCAGATGAGTCAGGGCAGCCCATGGATCGTGACGCCGGAAGTCGACCGAAAAATCGTAGAACTGATGGATGCGCAATGGGTGGGCGATCTTTATAAGGAACCAACGGATTTGCAGAGTGATCAGCAGTTTAAGCAGGCAACTGAGAATAGCGTGATGACGGACGGTTTTTTGCCGCGAGTGATGCCCAACGACGATCACCTGGTGCACTTGCAGACTGAGGACGGGTTTATCAAGTGGAGCGGACAGAACGCTAAGCCGATCCCGCCGGCTCAGTTGGGGATCTTCATGCAGCATATGCAGCAACACATCGAGGCGGCCAAGGCCAACCCGAATTACTGGAAACAATTTGGACAGCAGATCCAGCCGTTTGTCGCCATGGTGGCTCAGACGATGAAAGGGTTGCAACAACAGGCGCAAGCTGGGCAGCAAGCTGCCGGTGCGCTGGCGAATCTGCGTGGCGGTGGGCCGCCTGGGATGCCGCCGGGCATGCCGACTGGCGGGGCAGTGCCCGCCGCGGCACAGGCGCCGGCCCCGCCACAGCCTGGGATGCCGGCCAGTGGGCCGCCGACGCCGGGACCGAACGGAAACGGGGGCTTACCGATGGGATAAAAGAAGAAACGCTTCTTAAAAAATGAACCTAATTCTTAAATGGTATTTAAGATGGGTGCTTAGCCGCCCGGTTGTGCGTGCGGTCAACTGGACCGCGGAAGAGCGCAACGCTTTCGAGTTGTTTTGCAGAACTTCTTGTGGAATAAAGCTTTTTGAATTCCTGCGTCAGATTGTTGCTAATACGACGTTTGGAGCCGTTTACCAGAACAAGGTGAGCGCCAACGCGCATGCGCGCGGGATGCAGGATCTACTGGGTGTTTTACACAAGCTGCGTGTTTTCCCGGTTAAACAGGAGGAGAGCGCCTACGACAGCTTGAGTGACACCGAACCCGCTAGCCAGGTCGAGAGCCGAACCACCTGGCGCTATAACGGCGGGCGCGGCGCGATCGGCTAAAAGAGCCCGCGGAGAGGCTTTGTATCTCCAGACCACGGAATCAATTGAACGAATATGCCAGAGGAAAGTGCAACTCTAGAGCAACCCCAGAGCACGGCTCCAGAACCGAGTAGCGACCTTGGTGAGGGCATGCATGAGGCGAGTGCCGAGAGTAACCAACCTCCACAACCAAAGAACGGCCAGGAGCAGCAGCAGCCCAAGAAAGGGCTCAGCCGTTATGAGCGGACCAAGCGGGAACGTGCAGCGTTCAAGGCTGAGCGAGAGGCTTTCCAGCGTGAGCGGGCGGCGTTTGCTGCAGAGCGAGCCCAAGCCGCAGAACCTGCTAAGCCGAAACGCGATTATACGCTTAAAGATCTCACCGATGCCCGGACAGCCTGGGAATCGGAAGGCCGGTTCGATCTAGTCGAGGCGGCCGACAAAGAGATCAAGGCGATTAAAGCCGAGCAGGAAGCTCAGCAAGCGGCCTCCAATCGCACCGTGAAGATGCCGCTTCGAGGGACGCCGGAACATACCGCCATGTGGAATGCTGCTGAAGCGGACTTGGCGAAAAGTGATCCTGAGTTTATGCGCGAGGGCACCCGGCTGGATACCAAATTGCGTGAGATCATGGCCGGTCCGCACGGTGAGCTGTACCGCGATCATGCTCAAGGCATTTATGCCGCTTACGATGCAGCAAAACGAGCGTTGTTGGAAGAGGACAAACAGAGTCTTCTGACAGAACTCTCAAAAATTAAAGATGAACTCAAAAGGTACCGAGGGCTGACCAGCATCGGTGGGGGTGCGCCATCCAGAGTAGGGACGGGTGGCCGGGTCGCGAATCCAGAGGATTTCCGAAGGTTGACGACTAAAGACCAGGGCGCATACCTCAGGCAATTAGCTAAAGGCCAACCGGCACCTTTTTTCTAACTTGGTAAAACAATCATATGCCTCCTCCTGTTTACGGCGCGGTCACCACTACAGATAAAGCTAGTGAGTACCGCATTTATTTCAGTAACAAGCTCCTCGAGCACCAAATCGATACCCTGCAACTCTACGATCCGGCTTATAAGGCCAGTATTCCACAGGGACAGGGATCGAAAACTATCCGGATGTTCCGACCGCCGGTCGCGAACGTGGCCAACGTCATCACCCTGACGGAAGGAACACCGCCTTCGAGTGCGCCTTACAAGCTGATCTACGAGTTTATCACTCGGACACTCCAGCAGTACGGCGGGTACGCGCAGGTGTCGGATGTCGTCGATGAAACCGAGTTCCTGAACACGGGCGAATCGCTGATGACCAAGTTCGGCGAGGAAGCTGCGCTCTGGTGCGATACCCTGATCAGGGAATGCTGTATTAACGGCACGGTCGAGGAACCCACCAAGTTCACTAAGCGTTATGCGAGCACGGCGACCGATTTTACCACGTTGAGCGCACTAACCGCACAACAAGGGCGCTTCTCGACCGATGACCTGATCGATGTCACGACCGAGTTGCGGATCAATAAAGCCAAGGAATTCGATGATGGCTATTTCTGTGCGGTGGTGTCGCCGGAACAGGAACGTGACCTATGCGAGGAACAAGGCAGCGCCTGGACCTATGCGAGCGCATTCCAGAAACCTGACCAGATCTGGAAAGGCGAACTGGGGCGACTGTTTGGCATCAAGGTGTTGCGGAGTACCAACAACTCTTATCAGACCAGTGGCGGCACGGAAGGAGTCTACGTGGCCGGCGGAGCGGTGATTGCCGCCCTGGTCTTTGGCAAGGACGCTTTTGCCGTTCCTGACTTGGAAGGCGAGAACCCGCCCAAGCCGAAGGTCAACACGATTACCGAGCCAGACTCGGCGAACCCGTTCAATCAATTTATAACTTACGCTTGGAAGACCTTCTATAACGCCGTCTGTTTAAGCTCTTGGAACGGGGTGGTGTTACAGACGAAAACGGCCTATACCCCAACCTAATATGGCAAACATCGCAATAGGGATCAGCCCGAGTACGGGTGCGTATACGGCCAAGGTGCCGGTTAATAGCCTCGCTGAATCGGGCGTACCTCCGGAGGAGGGCGACAAGGTCCAGTTCAGCGTAGAAGGAACAGTGCAGTCGGTGAGTGGCAGCAATGCCACGCTTTCCATCGACTCGGTCAACGGCGAACCGGTCAGTGAAGAGGCGAGCGAGACGCCTGAAGAGGAACAGGGCGAAGAAGGGCAGCAGGGCGCAACGCCGGGTGCTGGAGGTGGACCGAGCGGAACACAAAGCGGCGCTAGCCCAGGGCCGGGATACCCGGCTGGCGCAGGTCTGGGAGGTGGGCTTCCTCGCGCCAAAAAGACGGCGATTCCAGGTTTGGCGGCACTTGGAAACAAGCTGCGCCGTGGAGCGAAAGCGCCTGGGGCGATGCAGTTTTGACGGTGAGCTAGAGCCCGCGTAGAGGCTTTATATCTACGACTTGATGTTCCCCGTGACGTAGTGAATCAATGCAGATCATTGTCAGGAAGGCCGGCAGCGAAGTAGAGCGCAGGAAGAAAGAGACGGCTCAGGAAATCCTGCGCCACTATTACGGTCGCGAGATCAGGGACGGCTCGCGGTTCCGGGTTAAGAGTGGACACAGTAAGGAGCAGATAAAGAAAGTCTATGCGGTTCGCTAGCTTGGCGCCGGTTGGAGCAGAGATTGCCGAGATGGAAACTCTCTATGGCAAGTTTGATATTGGCTCCGATGGGTTGCCGACGCCGGCTTGGGTGGGCCGTAACCTCAAAAAGTTCCGACCTAGCCAAATGCTGCAACACGCCTTTATGCCGGAGGTGTACGTATCGCGGATCCTGGTCAACCGGCGAATGGTGGGGGCTCTGTATCAGGTTTACCAAGAGATCGACGCACGATGGACCATGGAAACGCGCACGGCTTACGGCTTGAACCAGTTTGTGAAAGGCTACTGTTTCGGTGACGGGGATCACCCGAGTTTGTTCTGGTACGGAGGCGCCTGGCGCTTGAGTCCGCAGGTTGGGGGCGAGGCGCTTTCGGAGGTGATCAAGGTCTTTACCCGGCACGGGTTTACGCACTGTGGCAGTGCAGACAAGAAACGGTTACGCGATTTCGAGTTTTGGTAGCTCGCTTATGGCTCCAAAACTCTCCGAATACTCGAGCTTGGGCGAATTGATTTACGCCATGGAAGTAAGCGCTACCTATACGGAGCTCTTGAAAGCAACCGATGAGGATTTACGTGAGATCGCCAAGCATGCCATCAGGGCCGCTGCGATTTTTAAGGAAATCGCACAATGAACCGGAAGGAAGAGCTCTTAACGATTCACTTTGAAGTCGGTAAGGCGATCGAGGAACTAACGCAGAATCGGGACTCATACGCCGCGGTTGGCCGTTTGGCTGCAGCACTGGAAATGGTCTTGAACTATCTGGAGCAGGAGCACAAGCAAACAAATTTTTAACTCAAGGGCCTCCAAAAACAATGCTGCGAACGCTCTTCTTAGTCATACTCCTTGGTGCCAGCGCGAAAGCGTTCGCAGCACCTTTTTTAACCTGTGATCCGTATCCGGCCAGTACGACGGATCCGAACCTTAACGTGGTCAGTTTCGTGATCACGTTCAGTGCGCCTAGCGGCATCAACCCTGTTACGGTACAGGCGCAGGTAGGTACGAGCGGTGACCGGCAACTCTTTTACGACGTGGGCCCCTTAGCGAACGCCACTTACACCGTGACCGCTGCGGCGGTTAACGGCTATGCTCTGGAGGGTCCGCCGTCGAGCCCTTTTACGTTTTCAAAGGGAAGCCCCGCCACGCCCACCGGCCTCAAGCTGGTGCCCTCGATCCCCAACCCGTTACCTTAGGAGCGTTCGTGTTCCGGCCACAGCCAAGCAGCACAGTTAGCCGCATCGGCAGTTTCAGTTTTGTGAACCCGAGCCCGAGCCCCAAGTAACATGTCAAGCGCCTACACAAAGATCGCCTTTACGGATTCGGCTAAAGGGATCACGGCGACCAAGCTCAATTTGTTGCGGGACGATTTGAGTGCGGCGATAAGCTCTGGCGGAGGTACGCCTGGACCTCCTGGCCCCGCTGGGCCGACTGGGCCTGCTGGTCCAACCGGACCTCAAGGACCACCAGGGGTTGCGAGCACGGTGCCTGGTCCTCCGGGGGCTACTGGACCAGCAGGGCCAACTGGAGCGACCGGTCCAACTGGTGCGCCAGGAACAGCGGCCACAGCGACGGCTGGAACGACCACCACCGGTTCGCCTGGAACCGCGGCTAACGTCACCAATGTAGGAACAACGGCTGCCGCAGTTTTCAATTTCCTTATTCCCAGAGGTGATGTCGGCGCAACCGGGCCCACCGGAGCGACCGGAAGCCAAGGCCCAATCGGCAATACTGGCCCAGCCGGGGCTACTGGGCCTGCTGGACCGACCGGAGCGACCGGCCCGCAAGGACCGCCGGGCACTAGTGCTAATCCTGGCGCGTGGACAAACCTTTCCTTGAGTGCAGGCTGGAGTGCTCCGACGCAAGCCCAGGCCAGGGTGGAGGTCAACGGCGCGGTATCGACGGTGTATTTTCGCGGGATGATTCAGGCGGCTTACAGTGCGCTTGGGACGTCCGCATTTACAGCGCCGGCTGGAGCTCTACCGAGCATGACTCGGAGTGCTGTTTTGGCTGGTGCGCAGAATACCGGGACGCCCAGTGACGTGGCCAGTTATATCGCTAGCGTTGCGCCTAGCGGCGTTTGCACGATCTATTTTCTGGGCGCCGGTCCGTTTGTCTGGGCTGACCCGGCCCAAACGCAGCAGGTGTATTTGGACGGACTCTCTTACTCACTTTGATTTATGCCCGATATCGTTACATCGAAGACCTTCGTAGACGGCGAGAAGGGAATTACTGCGGCCAAGCTGAACCAGATCATTTCCGGTTCGGTGATTCAGCCTGCTTTCTATAGTGCTAAGCCGAGCAGCGCGACCCTGGATCCGACCGACGTTTTGCTGGAGCTTAAAGGGACTGGCGCTTATGCGCAGATTACCGGGACGCAGTTGGCCAGCAGTGTGGCCGGCCAGTTGCCTTTAGCCGATGCGACTCAGAACGGGATGTTGCGGCAAGTAAGCGGGAATACGACTGACGTAGTCGATGGGACCAACCACTGTGTGCCGATCGCGAGCATGCCGGGAATTACTCAGATGCGGCTGCGCAGCTTTAACTCGATCGGCAACCCGACCTTTGAAGTGGATCAGCGCACGGTGGGCGTGGGGATATCGGCGCCGACTACGGTGACCTTTGCGCAGGATCGTTGGGGATTTTTTAAAGCTGGTGGCACGACGATGGCGGCGAGCGCCAATAGATCGGCTGTTGGTCAAGTGATTTTGCCGGGAACTAATTTTGCGGTTAGCGCCAATTATTTGCGGACGACCTTGACCGCAGCTCAAGCAACTTTAGGGGCCAGCGATGCTCTTTGGGTAAATCAGTCAATCGAAGGGCCGGTTTTGCGGGAACTGATCGGAGACGTGCATTCGGTCTCATTATTGGTTCGTTCCAGTGTGGCTGGTCTAACCTTCGGATTAGCTTTGCGCGACAGTACTGGAACTCGAAGTTTGACTAAGCTTTGCACGATTCCAAGTGCTAACACTTGGACTTTAATCCAGTTGCCTAATCTGCCGGTCTGGGCTGCTGGTGGCAGTTTCCCGTTAAGTCCGGGGGGAATAGGTTATAGCTTGTTAATTACCTTGGCGGCCGGGACCACACTTACGGCACCCGCCAATGATACCTGGCAAAACGGCAATTTCACTGGAGCATTGGGCCAGGCCAATTTTGCTGCTCAAGCGGTCAATTCCACGTTCGATATTGCCTTCGTCCAGCATGAGCCGGGAGCGTTTTGCACGACGCTGATCGATAAACCGTTCATGCAGAATCTCGATGAATGCCTCCGGTATTTCTGCAAGAGCTACGCTTATGCGCAGGCGCTTGGTAGTGCTACCGCGCAAGCTTGCCTTAACTTTACCGTGTTTGCGGGCGGTTTTGCTACGCTGCCATCGGGTTATGCATCTTTTCCCAAAGAGCTGGCCAAGAGCCCCACGATGACCATCTATGCCAGTGGCGGCGCGATCAACAATGTGTTGGATGGCGTTGCTGCAACTAACCGTGTAGTGAATTCCACCACATCCACCACGCGTTATCTTTCGCAAATTACTCTGGCCACGGCTTCAGTCGCCGGGAATATCATTCAGTTTCACTACACTGCGGATACCGGCTGGTAGTTTATGACTGTATCCGATATAGCGACGTTCGCCTGCCAGACCACTGGAGACATCTCCAGTGATGCCTACGATTACGCTAAGCGGGCGATCCGGCTCAAGTACGCGACCCTCTACGATGCGCACAATTGGCGCGAGGCGACTCGGGTGGTTGACGGGATCACTATGAACCCGGCCCTAAACGGGGTGCTGTTTTTGCCTTGGGATGCGGAGGAGATCGTCTTTTTATCGCTCTCTTACGACAGTCGGAACTACATTCGGCTGACCTATCGGGAACGCGACTGGATTGAGCGCTTTGTGGCGCCCAGGTTCAATCTGCCGGGGAACACACCCTGGTATTACCGAGCCGAAAATCTGGCTTGGCCGGAACCCAATCCCGGTCACTTCACTTTTACCACGATCGAGAAATCACCGTTCAACGTCTATATCGCGGGCCGGGACGCGAACGATTTCCCGATCGCTGAATCTTTTATTCTGCAGGGCATCAATAATGCGGATGGCTCAGTCAGCGCCTCGAGCATTACCACCGCCAATTCCTATAAGCTGGTGACAGTACTGTCCAAGTCGGTGATCACTACGACCTTGAGCGTGACGGCCAGTGCGACCGGTTTAAACTTTCAGGTGGCACCGGCCTTAACCGAATTTGTCTTTACCCAGATCGTGCTCTATCCGGCACCGCTTTTTACCGATACGAGCGGGAACCCGCAAAACGTCTATTTGCGCACTCAGGTCAAGCTCAAACCTGACAACCTCAATGACGATATGAGCGTGCCGCGGATCAGCCATATCTGGGACGCACTGATTTGTTTTACGACGGCCTCTCTGTACAAGCGGATGCATCAGCTGGCTAAGGCCAAGAGTGACGAGACTGACGCGATGGACCATGTCAAGGCGGCGATCAATGTGGAGAAAAACCAGTCGTCATTCCGGCAGCAAGTTGTGCCCACAATCTATGAGAGTGGTAATTACCTTTGGGGCGGCTATCCGCATCGGGCAACCAGTTGGAATCCGTTTGCTGGACCTTGAGCCATGCCTCTGTTCAATAGTGCCCCTGATGACGAGATCCTGACCGATGGCTCCAGGCCGGTTAATGGTGTCGACAACTCGCAGCCGCCTAGCGCAATTCCCGCGACGAGCGCCGAGAATGCCGAAAATCGCCTAGCTCAACTGGACGGATTAAACCGGCCTAGACCGGGGATTATCAGGCTCAAACAACCATCGCCGACCGGGAGCCTCGACTCGATTCATCATCTGGGTACGGGTGTCTTCTTGGCCAATAACGCGAGCAACTGGTATCGTTACGATAATCGGGGCAACGTTTTGGCGACGCTGACCGGCGGTCCAGCTTATGCGCCTGGCAGCCAGGTGTATTCGGCGGTCGCGCAAACGGCGCTCTATTTCAGTGACGGCAGTGATGCGCTCTTGCATAAATATTCGGTTCTTTCGACTACCGGCACGACCAACGCGACGATTAACATTACGGCAATTCCTTCGACGACCGGGATGTGGGTTGGCCAAGCAATCTCTGGGGCTGGGATCCCGGCTGGCGCGACCATTGCCTCCATTGTTTCGGGCACGGCTATTACTATTTCGGTCGCCGCGACGGCCTCAACTACCGGGGTTGCTCTAACGGTCAGCGGCTTTGGCACGGTGGCCTTACCCAGTGCGTACCCGCGCGCCTTATATCCGATCTGGGCAGCTTACCGGCTGATCTATGCTTACCAGAACACCTTGGTGATTAGCGATGCGCTGGACCCGGAGACTTTTCATATTGCTACGGGTGAACTTACCTTGGACCCGATTACGACCGATGTGATTACGGGTCAAGCGCTCTGGCAAAATCAAGCGATCGCCGTCTTTCGAAATGGCTCAACCTGGATGGTCCAAACTGGCCCTGGTCTGGACGTGCCTGATTGGAGTTTGGATCGGGTCAGCGCGACGGTCGGGTGCCGGTGCCATGGCACCATCGTGCAGTGCGGGGCTGATGTTCTTTTTCTGTCTGAAACTGGTCGGGGCGTTTATGCGCTTTCCCAGGCGCCGACCAGCTCTCAGATCGGGGTCTGGACACCGATCAGCAGCGATCATATTCAGAAATACATTAACCGGATCAACTGGGCGGCGTGCGATCAGGCCCGCGCCACTTACTGGAATGATCTCTACATCTTGAGCGTGCCGCTGGATAATTCCACGTTTAACAATTATTGCCTGATCTATTCGCTGAGCCTGGGAACCTGGCAAGGGCTCTGGTGCTTTGATATTGGCAGTGTCGATACTGCAGTGCGCGATTTTGCCCGCGACCGGACCGACCCGAATCACACGGCACTTTTAGTGGCGACTCGAGACGGGATTATTTCGCGATTCACCTATCCGGTTGATCGCCAGTATTACGATCAGAACATCGATGGCACCCAGCAGCCTTATAATTCTCTGCTGCGCAGTCGCTCGTTTATTTTCGGGATCAACATCAGCGAGCAATACATGAGCGGGATAAATATTAACCAGATCAGACCGCATTCGGTCAGGTTCCAATTTCTGGAGAGTGAGGACCCGGTCAACGTGACGGTGATTGCCGATCGGACCATTGAACTTCTCGCGCAGACGTTGGACACAAGCGGTTATTTGCTTTCGCTAACTATTCCAGGCTTTCCGTTCGACCTAGATGTTGAGGGATACAAGAACGCGATCATCGGGTTACTGGGGACCGGCATATGCAGTGAACTGCAATTTGAATTGGAGGCAACCGGCAACTGGACCTTGTACCAGATCAAGGCGAGCGCGTTTGAAACGATGCCGCTATTGGCCACCCAATGAAGCACGCAAAAGAGTTCCTTGAAGTCATGGATAAGCTTGAGCCCCTTTTTGCTGAGCATCCCAGGTTTAGCGTCATGGATTTCCCGCTGCTTTGCGACTGGGTCGCCTATTTCTGGAACCGGGGAACAATCAGCTATCTCCTAGAGGGCGAGGGTGCGCGTGGCGTTTGCCTGATCAAGATGTTCCGGCACCTGGGCCAGTTTCTGGAGCCGTTCGTGCATGATCCGTGCGGCAAGTTTTGTATGGTTGAACTCCTGGTGGCAAAAGACCCCTTAGCCATTGCGTACACCTATTTCGAGTTGGTGAAACGTTGGGGCAAACCGGAGATTATGATGTGGGACCGTGGCGAACGGACTGAAGGAGGAACACCTAGAATGTATACTTGGTCGGACTACGAGAAGCTTACCCGGCGGCTTACCTACGGGTTAATTGATAAGGAGGAAACAGTATATGGGCGGCGCCCCTAAAGCCCCCGACCCGATTACGCCAGGCGAAGCGGCCCAGGCGGCAGTTGGCACTGCCGCTGCTGGCGAAATGATGTCGGTCGCTAATCAACCCGTTGAGCAGTACGCGACCCTGGCGACTACCGAGCAGCTCGGGCCGGCCGAAACCCAGACCCAGCAGGCGCTGGCTAACCAAGCGGCGTATCAAAGCGCCTCCGCGCAACAAGACATTCAGTCACGGATCGATCCGATGGCATACGCCCAACGCCAGATGCGGATGCAATCAGCCAATCAGCGTTTAGGTGAGCTTTATAGCACGAATCCGAGCGCATTTACGTTCCGAGCTCCGGGCGCCTATGCGATCCCGGGCTCGGCCGCGACACCTGATTTAGCTACCTTGACTCAAGGCTCCGGCCAAATAGCCCAGAACCTGGCGACAGCCAGCGTGGACAAGTCAGGGGGCAATCCGCAATTGACCAGTCCTACCGGCACGAATCTGAAAACGCCGATCGCGGCGTCAAGCTATTTCTAATGGCTGAATAAATTGGCTACTCAGCAACCACCGACTGTCACTGATCCAGGGCTCAAGCTGGCTATGAGCTTTCCGCAGTTTGCGCAAGAAGCGCAAAAATACGGGATCACGCCGGAACAGTACGCGGCGATTTTGCAACAGACCGTGCAGCCGGCCGGTTACGGGATGCCCACGACCTACGGCGCGCAAGGCCAGCAGCAGCAGCCGAATGTCCCACAGCAGCAGAATATCCAGACCCTGCAGCTCTTAAAGAATGCTGGACTTACCCCCGTCCAACAGGCGCAGCAGCAGGGTGCATCACCGTCCGTTCAAGGAACGGCCGCTCCAGGGGGCAGTTATTTGTCGCTGACTGGTGGGGCTGGTGGAACAGGAACAGCGGCGTCTGCGGCAGGAACAGCGGCGTCTGCGGCAGGAACAGCGGCAGGTGGTGGCACAACACAGACAGGAGCAACTATGGCAAACGGAACTGGACAGCCTCAGATTCAGGCGGGGCAGTCAATGAACTTGATCATGCCTGGCGGTGGCGCGCTTAGCCCTGCACAAACCCAGCAGGTGATGAGGCTTTATAGCGCCTATGAGGGCGGTGATGCGCAATCGGGCCAGGCACTGGCGAAATGGGCGCAGGGAATGGGTTTAGGGACCGCTCAGCTTAATACGGCTGTTTCTAATTTGCGGCAGGGCACCGGGCCCAATGCTGCGCCTACCCCCACCCAGCAGCCGGAAAGTGTTGCGCTCAAGCAAATGGCGCAGATCGATCCGGCGAGCGAAGCCTTACGCGGGGGGTTGGCTGGCAGTTATTTGACTCCGTTGGCCCAAGCTGCAGCTCCTACGGCAGGACAGTTTCAGGGTTTACTCAAAACCT